GTAATTTAATATCTTCTAAAAGTTTGTTTTTATAAAAAAAAAAGAGGAAACGGAAGACGATATGGTCTTCTTTTCTTCTAGTTCATTGATTAAGAAAAAGAAAGATACTGTAAAGGAAAATAAAACCTTAGAACTTTTAACTATTTTAGGCAATAATGAGATTGATATAACACAGTTCATGGAAATGGAATTAGAACTTGTTTATAAAATAATTGAACTTATTGCAGAGAAGAAGAAAGAGGAAAAAGAAAAAGAGAAAAGGCGTAAAAGAAAGGGTATGTAATGGCAAGTAATGCAACGTTTGAGGTCGAGATATACGGTAATACCACAAAGTTCGAGAACTCACTTAAAGGCGTTAATACCGCAATGTCAGGGCTTAGAGGAGAAGCTAAAAACTTAAGAGACGCTCTAAAACTTGACCCAACAAATACCGGTAAAATGGCGCAATTGCAGAAGAACTTACAAGCGCAGTTGGGCTTATCACGTGACAAAGCAAAAAAATTAAAAGAAGAACTTTCTACGGTTGACAAAGGTACGTCAGCAGGTCAAAAGAAATGGTTACAGCTTACTAGAGACCTAGGTACAGCAGAAACACAAGCTAATAGGCTAGAGAGCGAAATTAGGCAAGTCGAGGGTGCTATTAGTTCAGGCTCTTGGAACATTGAAGCTAAAATGGATACTAAGGGTGTAAATAGCGGAATTGACGGTATGAAGTCACGCTTTAGCAGTCTTAGAGAGATTGCGGTAGGTGTATTCAGGCAAATCGGTTCAAGTGCTGTTAGTGCTGTCGGTAATGGATTAAAAGGCTGGGTATCTGACGCAATGGATACTCAAAAAGCCATGATTTCATTGCAAAATACAATGAAGTTCAAAGGCAATGGACAAGACTTTGACTATGTAAGCAAATCTATGCAGAATCTTGCTAAAGATACAAATGCAAATACCGAAGATACTTTAAAACTTTCAACAACGTTCATTGGTTTAGGCGATACTGCTAAGTCGGCTGTTGGTAAAACAGAAGCATTAGTAAAAGCTAACCAAGCGTTTGGCGGAACTGGAGAAAATCTTAAAGGTGTCGTTCAGGCTTATGGTCAGATGTCAGCAGCTGGCAAGGTTACTGCTGAAAATATTGGACAATTAACTGATAATAACACAGCTCTTGGTTCTTCTTTAAAAGACACTATTATGAAAATGAACCCCTCATTACAGCAATATAGTTCTTTTAATGAAGCTGTTTCAGAAGGCGCTGTTTCGATGGGTATGCTCGACAAGGCTATGGAAAAAATGGCTAAAGGTTCGGGCGGTGGAATCAAAACTATTGGGGACGCGTGGGATAGCTTCAATGAAACAATGTCAATTGCTTTAGTGCCTACTTTGAACGCTTTAACACCTATCATTAGTGGCTTAATAGACCAGATGTCTGACTGGGGCGAAAGTGCTGGTAAAGCTGTATCAAGTGTGATTAAGTATTTTCAAGACTTATTTCAAAAAATGCAAGAAAGCGGAACTACCTTAGCGTTTTTAGAGGCTTGGGATAGCATAAAAAGTATATTTGGCTCTTTAGTTTCTATTATAGCGAATGTTATCGAGTCATTTCTTGGAGTAAATACAGAAACAACAAAAAACGCAACAAGTGTAGAAAACGTAGCGAAGAGTATAGCTATATTAGCTGGCAAATTGTCAGAAGTTACGAAAAAAATAGCTGATTTTTTCGAAAATTCAGCTTCGTTTGAACTTTTATCACCAAAAGATATGAGACTTTCAAGCAGAGGAGAAGTTAAAACTATAGGTGAGTCAGGAAGAAATCTGCCTTCATTTATAAAACAAATGAATAATATTCAAAAAGAACATTTTATGACTAAAGTGAAAAAGATTCTTGGAGAAAGAATAGATGATGTTTCAGCGTCAATTCAGGGTAAACCAGGTTGGACTCAGATAAATGTAAAAGAACATTATAAATGCAAGGATATAGAGTTTTCATCTAAAGAAATAAGTGATGGTATATTAAGAGTTCTTGCGTTTGTGGCAATTACAGAAATAGATGCGTCTGATTCTGTTTTTTTGATGGATGAGATTGAAAATGGTATAAATGTAGATTATGCAGAACCTTTAATGAAAGTATTGAGTCAGATGTATGAGGATAGTTCCCATCAATTAATAGTGACAACGCATAGTACAGTCTTCCTGGATTATGTAGGATATGAGCAGATAGTATTTTTGTGTAGAGATGATAATGGAATAACAAGGGCACAGTATATGTTTGAAAATGAGGCATTGAAAGAAAAACTAGAATATATGTACCCAGGTGAGATTATACTTAATATGTCACAAGGAGAGATAGCTGAAATGCTTTTAAAGGGTAGCAAATAGGCTTGTATATACAAAGAAAGCGGGATAAGAATGAATATAGCCGTTACGGGAGAAGGAGTTACGGATTACGGACAGCAGGTATTTGGAGAAGATAAATGGGAAGAAGGACCTGTTCAGGTATATCTAAAAAGAATAGCAGATAATTATAAAATAAATGTTAACATTAATCCTATTGATAGAAGAGATGTTGAACGAGTAAGACTTCA